TTTTTTTCGTTTAAACCGTCGGCAAAAGTTCTATTTTCAAATCCAGGAAGCAACTGTTTTTTTATTTTAAATAAAAATTCTTTTAAAAAGAGTGAACTTAAATTTAAAACTTTTGTTTTAGTAGTATGTGTTGAAATACTTGATGTGGAGAATACTAACTGATCTGGATTATTACTTGAATGGTAAGATGTTATACCACTAAATCCTCTAGTGCAATTGTTAAATGTTGTACTTGTCTTATCTGAATATAATATAATTTCAGAATCTATTTGAATTATACCATTTTTTTCTGGAAATCCATAAGTTGATTCTACTGTTACTGATAAATCAGTAAAATTAACATCACTTTTTAAAAATGTTGTTGACTTAGATTCTGAAGAAAATTCTAAAATATCTCCAGGAACAGCAGGTAAGACAAAAGATACTGATAACCCATCAGTTGCAAAATAATCAATATTTTTTGTTAACTTCAGTCCATTTTTATAAACAATAAGATCTTCCGGAGAATAACCAGTCGAAATTACAAAATAATTTTCTGAAGACTGTGGTTTTATTGTTACGACACGGTTAAATAAACTATCATACAGTTTGTCAATTTTTAAATACTGATCAATGTTTTGAAGAATATCTAAAGTTCCTCCCTGAGACTCAACTGAGTTATAATATTCTTTTAAAAACTCACTGACAAGAGGATATTCCTCTTGCACAAAGTCTGGAAGTTGATTCTGTACGATTGAACTGATTTTAACTCGTGTATCTTTCATGTTATTCTCTTATAATTACTCCGTTACTGTAACTTGTAGTTTTTGTATAAGATGATCCTGCTGGATCATCTCCAGAAGAAATTCTATCTGGCAAAGTTTGTATTGACACATTATCAATACTTAAATTTAAATATAAATCTTGCAAACCTATAACATCGTTTGATTCTGGTATTGCAGATATTTCTATTATAGGTTCACCCCCACTTTCTTTAGATGTTCTAACAATGTTAATGGCATTTAAGTAAATTTCTCCCTTTACATAATCAACTGAACCTGCATTTGAATCTACTATTCTATAAGATTGAGCAGAGTCTAGATAAAACAAGAAAATAGTTCCAGTTAAACCGTTTGATAGAGGTGAATCACTTAAATAAACAGTCTGAGCAATACCAGGAACGGTAAATCCAGAAGATTTGATGTTAAATCCATTAGGATTTTTTATATGAAATTGATTACCAAAACATATTTCATAAGTCGCTAAACTATTTAACACAGATTTTAAATCACGCCTCATTTCAACTTTTGTTATATTTGAAGTAATAGATTCGTGACTATCATCAATTAATTTTAAAAATTTGCTATATTTGAATCTAGCTCCATATCGATTTAACTCCGTTGATTTTGCATATTTGTTTATATTTTGATAAACTACATTATTGATATACTCCGAAGATGGTGCGATGTTATTGTCGTAATAAATTGTTGAATTAATCTCAAGTATAAGATATTTTAAGTCTTTTATTTCTGGAATTATTCCAGCCACAGAATATTTTTTAAGTTTCTGTTTGATATTGTCTTTTACACCATTTGGAACAAAAAACCCATTTTGAGGTTTAATTGTAATAAAAACTTTTCCATATTCTGGTGGATTTAAATCTTCCCCACCATATACGGAAATAGATTCTGCTTCAGGATAAATTTGTGAGACTATTGCTTCATAATCATTTGCTGTGACTGCTCTGTTCTGCGATGCATAAACCCTTGGGGCATATTTTTTGATAGAATCAATAGACTCTATCTCTTTACCACCACTTCCAGCAGTATTGGTGCTTATCAATGATATTTCACTTAAAACAATAAATCCATTATTGTCTACAATATTTCCACTAAAAACAAAAGATGATACTCCATTTGCAGACTCACCTTTAGTCACAACATACGAAATATCAACAATGTTTCCGCTGATCAATTTTCTACCAAAAATTCCATCACCAAATAAAAGTTCATATCTTTGATCTTCTATTTCTTGAATAAAAAAGACTCTAGAATCTGCATTGATATTTAAAATATTATCTGATTGAATATATTTTTTTCTTGGACCGAGTTCGCCGTCACGAACCTCAACTCTAATTAAGGAAGAATCGACATCAGAATTGTTTAAAATATACTTTTGATTTGGATTTAATGAGTCAACAGTATATTTTTCTGTGATATATGTACCTTCATATATGCTTATGTTACTAAATTCTGCAATTCCATTTATAACAGGAACTGTTATGTCATCAGGAATTGAAAAAACATAATTTTCTGATCCAAAAGATGACACCGAAGTAGCGACAATTCCTTTTTTCAGTGTCAATGCTACAGGTTTTTGTGGAGAAGAACTAGTTGAGGTATCAACAAAGAACGAAATATTAGCTCTTGATGCTATTTTAGATCTGGGAATATATCCAATGCTTCTTGCAATTGATACCACATTTTCTCTAAGAGTGGCACTATCAATAAAAACCTCATTGCTAACCATGTTAGCATTATATGAGGAAATATATGTATTATATGCAAGTATATCTAAGATTACTGATAGATTTGATCCTTCAAAATCGTAATCAGTAAAATTTGAATTCGATCTAAGGTAATCCTTAATCGAAGTCTTAATTTGATCAAAATCTAGATTGGTAAAGTTAACTAGTGCCATTTATTATCGTGTTGGTTGTAATGCAAATGATAACTGTTGAGGAGATACATCAATACCAACTATGTAATATTTAATAGTTACATTAAATTCATAATTATCATAATTTGGAGTAACATTAACCTCTATTAAATTTACTCTGGGTTCATAATTTCGAATTGAAGATTCAATTTGATCTTTTACTATAGAAGCACTGATATCATCAATGTTTTCAAATAGAGACTGATTTACATTAGAACCTAAATTTGGTTCAAAAAACCTTTCTCCAGGTTGAGTTGCTATTAGATTACGAACAGATCGAGAAATAGCATTTTCATTTTTAATCGCAATCAAATCATAGTTCAGGGGATTAACCTGAAAGGATAAACTAATATCTTTAAATGACTTGCTTATCCTTTCAGAAGGCATGAAAAAAGTAATAATTCTATCTTATTTATCACTGATTTTTGGTTTCATAAAGGGGTTCTGTGCCATATTCCCAGTCATCGTAGTCAGAATCATTGCGAATTTTTGAGTGAATTTCATTTTGGTGGTAAAAATCATGCTTTTTGGGTGTCAAATCATCACTTGCGATTTCACGAAGCATTTTTTGCTTAGTAATTTTGGTTTCCCACCCATATTCACTTGACAAATACTCTGTTCCCCACTCATTTTTCATGAAATTTTGGTCTTTATCGACTTTTTTGGTCATTTTTTGCTCCTGATTTGTTAAATCAGAACTTTTTACGGGGTTCTATCCCGTGAGTCAATAAAGAATCCCCTTCTCAGGTAATCTTTATCTTCAATAAATGTAAAGTCTTCTATTTTTTGTGGTCTATCACCTTTCCAGACAGGAATTGCAACAGAATTGTTATAACGAAAATCTGGATTTTGTCTAAAATGTACTTCAATTAGGTTATTGCCAATGAATTCGCAGTTAATCCAGTCATAGGTTCCCCTTAAATTATTTAAAATGTCTGGGAATTGTACTTCTTTGTCAATTTTAGACCATTTTTTCCATTTATACAATGGATCATCAATATCTCTTTCTCCCAAAACAACTAATTTTGACTTTTTTTGATAAAAATCTACACTTATATGATCTCCTTCAAATATTTCGCACCAAAATTCGGATGGGTGAAAGTGATCGGTATTATCTTCAATCCACTCTATACGAGAAAATCGTCCCATTCCAAGTAAATTAATACATGGACGGACGATATAATATCCTGGTTGTGGAACAGAACACCCTACAGGTCCACACAAGTGTCCCAGAAAGCGATTTAGAATTAGTTTGTTATAAACCCAAAGATCTTCTAAGTGAATCGAATTCCATTCGTCTGTTGGGTCTGTGTAATACATGTATTAAATCCTGATACATGATTTCGATGAAGAGTTGCGTTCTTTTGAATTCTAATATCGGAATTCTTAAAGGTCCAACATTCTCCATTACTATCTAGAAAAACAACCCACTCAAGATCATGTTCTTGAGATCGATCAATTACAAAAAAAGCCCAACCTTTACCCTTTGGAGTAAAGACTGGGATTTGAGGGTTAAGTTGAATCACCTACCTTGACCGCGATACTTTTTCTTTCGTCCGTTACGAGAGGTTGCACTCAATAGTGTGCGAGGAGAACGCCCTTGACGGGTTTTCTTTGGTGCTCCTGGTTCAAAAATAGTCTTATTAGATCCACCCTTTGCCATTTAGATTTCCTCCATTTCAATTAAATTAGGATCAATATCTTCTCCAGAGAAATAATCCTCAGAGAGATCTTGTAGAATCTCACTACACTCTTCCATAGTGAGATTCATGTAAATTTTACGCCCTTTATATAAAAGATTGTAGTGTTTTTCCATTAGATTACGCGAGTTTTTTCATGACCTACTCTAATCCGAGGATCGCACCAGATTTCAAAGCCTTCTTCTTTTGCATCAAGACAGAAAGAAACATCCTCTCCACACATATCTTGAACTTTACCAGACTCAAAGACTTGCATCTTCGGAGCAAACCAAGGATACTCAAGATTCTCAAAGACACCCTTCTTAATCAGAACCCAACCAAATCCAGTGTAATCAACAGTAAATGGTTTCCGACGCTTTGAGATAGACTCAACGGTTTCATGATTCATTACTCCACCGTTCTTACGGAAATCATCCTCTTCCAACCAGTGTGCGACAGAGGTTGTGTGACCATCCTCAGTTGCATACCATCCTGCAACAATTTCCTTCTCTTCACCTTCCTCATTGAGAGCAAGATCACAGAGTTGCCAGAATTTGTTAGTGTCAAAAACAATATCACTATCAATCCAAAGTTGATAATCATATTGTAGTTTTCCATCCCAAGGAATTTGCTTCGGACCTCTGAGAACATTTGCACCGAGTACTTTACAGCGAGCAAAGTTTACCATCGATGAGTAATCCTGAGAAATCTGAATACTCATTCCATTCTGAACCATGTCAAAACAAAGTTGTACAAATGCTTTCAGAAAAATAAAAGAACATCCTCGACCAGGGAGACAAAAAACAATTGACTTCCCTTTCATTCTCTCTTTAATTGCATCAATATCCCATTCTTGTTCTTTGGGTTTTGGTGCATTTGCTTTAACTGTGAATCCTTTTGCCATAAGTAAAAATAACCTTCAGATCAATTTTATCAGTCTATATATGCTTTTGTCAATGCGAAGAATTCAATAATACTTCCTTATTCAAACAAAGTTCTTCATAACTTAAATCATCCTTTGTAAGGTCCAAATCAAGAAGATCAACCATTCTGTGCATCATTTCCCAGGTCTCAGAAAACTTATTCTCTGATAAACTGTGATAGACGCACCGACCCTTTGCGTATATGTGATAAACCTTTTCAGTCATAAAAATATTTCCGGAATTTTTTCAGTCTCTTTTTAGTTTGTAGCCGCATTATATATCAGAACTATCAAAAATCCAACGGGGAGGAATACAATTTTTCCCATTGTCTTTGGATATCTGATCATCCACCCCGCAAGAATAACTCTCCAGAAATTCCAGTATGGCGTAGATCTTCTCATTTTTTCTTTTTGCGTTTTCTCGAAGCATTCTTTTGGGCACAAGTTCTTCCCGCACCTTTTGCTTTGTTCTTATTAGGGCGACTTTTACCGTTCTTATGAATCCATCCAAACATTTGAAATACCTCCGGAAAATTTTTATGCGTTTGATACTTATAGGTCGATTTGTCACCTCTGTAGGTTAGGGTAGTTTGCTTTTTTTAATAAGGGGGGGGCGCAACGCCCGCTTATAATAATAACAAACAACATAAAATCGCTGCTAATTCACTATACTGTCAAATCACGAATGTCGATATAAAGAATTAACAACTCACAAAGTAATTATAATACCTAACTGTTTAACAAACAAAATACTTAAGAACGGGGAGAAAGAATAACTAACTCCCCGTCCCAGTTTACTATCAGAACTCGATGGTATCTGCAGTGGGTTCGTTCACACTCTCCCCTGCAATCTCTTCACTCACGATAACATCCAGAATGGACAGAATCTCATCACCAGTGTTACCTTGAGCAAGCAGAGAGAACATCATCGACTTAGACATAATCACCAAGAAAGAATAAAGAACTGTTGTGGTGTTAGTTTATAGTCATAACCCAGGACTGTTTGTGATACTAACTCAGCGAACTTGTGTCACAAAGTTAGTGCCACTGCTACGGTTAGTTCTACAACGATTCCCCTTGGTTTGTGTCATCACTAGGTGAGACTTACGGGGTTTCACTGTTGCTAACCGTGTCACCTTAACCTTACCTTGAACCTCAGCAATCACGAGATCCAGTGTAGACAACGAAGCAAACTCAGAGACGGTCATAATCACGAAGAAGTGTGTTGGTGAGTGATAACAATTCAGTTAAGAATCATACCCTCAGTGAACGGAACTGTTTGGACAGTATCATTCACAAACCACTCGAAGTCTTTCTGATAAACACGAGCACCATTTCCATGCTCTTGGAGAATAGCATTGAGACGCGACTTGGTGGTGTTTGTATAATACCCACAAGTGTAAAGTTCAATGAATGTATCACCAATAGTGGCAATGTGATTCCCGTGCAGATACACATAAGACGCATCTCTTTCGGGAGAATAAGTAACAGAAGTGTTGCTATTCTTCCAGTCGATGCACTTATTGATAGCGGTATTCATCTGCTTTTCGATGATACGCATTGCAGGAAAGTGTCGGTGGGTTTGTGTGGTTGATCTCTCTTCCACCCTTATAGAATACACGATTTTGGATCCTGTGCTCTTTTATTGTGCCACTTTAACTTGTGTCACATGGTATAAACAATCGGAGCAACTCACCATCTGTCAGGTACACTTAGGTCTTCAACATAAGCATCACACTTCTCTGCAGGTTCCAACTTGAATAACTTCTCCCAATCAATCTGATGTGGGTCGAAGTCACCGAACACTGATAGATCCAGAGTGATCCTATAACGCTGCTTCTGTGCTTGACTGTATGCTACTGACATAAGTGCGCTCCGTTGGTGTATGTGAAACACTATAAGATGCCTGTGAGAACTTGTCAAGTCCTGTGGGGTATTTATGAGCGAGTGGTGGATTTATGTGGGGGATGTGTGGGGATTTTGTGACGCTGGGGGTATTGACATTTGTGCGGAGTGCTGATATAATGCACGGTAAGATCACAAGGTCTGAGCACATTTATAAGCACATAAGTACAAGACCTCAGCACATTTATAAGCACATAAGTACAAGACCTCAGCACATTTATAAGCACATAAATGGGTCTTAATTGATACTAATTCTTATCATTATCACCTTTTAATAACAATAATTATCAGAGAATAAAAACACGCATATACATTTAAAAATACATTTTTAATTGATTTTATATCATTTTATCGTTATATTGTATTAAAAAGCATAAAAAAGAGAGGGATTTGTTCCCTCTCTGAGCATTATTCAATCACTGGTACTTTCACCTCTTGTTTGTACTTATCAGCATAGAATCCTGCTAACTCTACTGATGACATTGGCACTGGAGTTTGATTGTATTTGTATAAACGATGTCTGTCATAAGTGAACCATTCATACTCTTTTGTTTGTAGATTAGATGCAACGCAGTGTGAGATCATTACATCAAACTCCTAGAAGTTCTCGTTGTTCTGGTGTAAGACTTTCAATCAATTCTTTACGCTTTTGTGATTTGATTTCTTTCTGTTTCTGCTCTTCAAGTTTTTCATCTAAAATGTTATTCATTGTGTAAAACTCATAATCACCTTTATCCCAAGTAGATTCACCTTCGTTGGTGATGAAAACAGTTTTATTGCTCCATTCGTTACTATCGTACCAATCATCGCGCAGAGTGATTGTATAACCTTCATCTGTTTGAGTATAGGTTACATCAACAATAGAAAGTTTTTCTGCTTTACAGAGAAAGTCCAGCAGTTCAGTTGTAGTAATCATTTCAGTTACCTAAGATCAAAATTGTTAAACTGTTCACTCACATAATCCCACGAAAACATTGGTCCTTTGACAATAAGATAACTGATGCCCATACATGCTACATAAGCACCACCAAATACAAATGCAAGTAACATAAAAGGAAGTGCAAATAGATTCTTCAGCATCACATACCAAGGCAACAGATTGTTGTTTGGTGTTTGAGGAAACTTCCAGTTCATTGGTTTTCAGGATAAAGAATGTCTAGCATTTGTTGATAATACTCATCTGCTTCAACCTCACATTGATGAGATTCAGTTGCATCTTCAATCTCATATTGTTTTAGGTTGAGAGTGTGAATCACTGTAGAGAGAAGTTCAGTCAGAGCATCAACTTTGTCTGCATCAGTCATTGCATTAAGTGCGCAGGTGATCCACAAGAAAGATAAAACTCAATCATCCTTTGTGCTTCATCAAGTGTAGAGAATGATTGTATTCTCCACTCTTGTTGATATGGTGTGAAGTAGCGAATCGTGAACATCTCAGTGATGAAAGTAGAAACGAAGTACAACTGAAATGAATACAGTTTCAATCATTTACATCAACGAAAATGCTTCAGTTTGAGATACACTACCTTCTGGCAGTTTTGTAGTTTCAGCACAGAAAACTGCATCAGCAAAAGTATTAAACTTTCCGAAGTTTACTTGATTACCAACCCAGCAACCTTTGTATTCATAAACCATTGCTTGCACAATAAACTCATCACCTTTTGTTTGCTGATTCACAGAATGACGAATCTCAATGTTGTTTCCTTCCTGAGAATAAGTGTCGAAACTATTACTCTTAAAGCGACGATTCCAGGTAGGAAAACTTACAGAAACATCAATGTTCTCAGCAAAGAGATTTGCGAAGTGAGCAGTCATTGAGTGAAATCCCTTGAACTTCTATAGAATACACGATTTTGGACACTGGAGAGATTTATTGTGCCACCTCTACAAGTGTCCTATCAATATATTTTTGATTGAGAATACTCAGGTAATCAAAAGGCCAAAGAACAGGATTTTCCAGAAAAAACTCATCATCAGCATCAGTCAGTTGTGGATACTTTTCCCGACACATTTGCAGGATTTCTTCATCAGTGGGAAACTTGTTCATAATCAGCAGTTGCGAAGTTTCAATTCCTCAATGAGAAGATTCATATACTCTTCTGCTTCTGGTGTCTTTAACAGTGCTGTATCTGCAATCTCAAAGGATAAATCAGAATCAGCAAGTTCTTGCAGTTCTTCTACAGAATAGAAACCATAATCAGTCATTGAATTAACCTCCACCGTATTCATAAGCAACAACACCAGCAGGATGATTCACACCTTCGATGACTTTAATTGGTGCAGAATTAAACTCTTTTTGCATATCTTCATTCTTTACTTTTGCATAATCACTTTCACCAGATTCACCAAACTGCTCCATAAAGATCTGCTCACAATGAGGCAATGATTCAGCAGCGATTACACACATTCCAGGAGTGTAATCATACAGCACTTCGTTGAGAATGTAGAGGTTCATTGTTTTAGTTGCGGTCATAAACAAGATTCTCAAGTTCAGTAAGAAGTTCGGGCGTGAAGTTTTCTACAATGAGAACTGGTTCTTCATCCTCATTGCAATCATAATACAATTCACATTCATACTGATAAGCAAGGTCATCATCCAACAACATCAGATTCTCAAGTTGTTGTTCAATACTGCGAATCAGTTGTTCTTGTGTCATTTTGCGGGATAAAGACAGGAACTAAGATGACCGGGGCGAACAAGAACTTGCCCACCTTTTGCTGCACATTGTGCTTCAATCTTTGGATTGGTAAAAGCAAGAAGAATTGCAGCAAATGCAAGAAATACTACACCAATCCCAAGATAAACAAACACCTCAAACCAAGTTTCGTTGTTGTTCAAAACTCAACCTCCCAATCAGAATCGTTGTTGAGATTAACCCAGAAAAAGTTCTTTCCATTCAGTGAACGCAAAAATACACGATCACCTTTGTTTTGTTCAACAATACACTCTGATTCTGATTGCATCAAGTTACAAAATCTGTTCTTTGCTTTCTTAGATTTTGGAGAGACAAATGCAGTGTTCATTGTTCAAAAGTGCGATTCGGACCAATCAAGTTTGTCACTGTACTTTGCAATACCATCGTAACAACGACCTGCCATCAGATCGTCACCGTCAGCGACATAACCTTTGAGAAACTCAAAGCAATACTTGATACGCAGTTCAGGTGCAACTGCATCAAGTTGTTGTTGCTTACGCTGCTGATAGTTTGCATTGTAAGCAAACATTTCACGATCTTCGATGCTGATGGGATGAAACTTGCGATCCATTGGGTGAAATCCCTTGAACTTCTATAGAATACACCAATCTGGGCGCTGTGCTCATACCTTGTGACAGTTCCTCAACCGTCCGCATTTACTACATTTTCAATCATTTCATTCACATAATCTTCATCATAAAACTGTGAAATCTCTTCTACCAATTCATCTGGAGTAGAACAACTTTCACGCAGATTCATTTCAATTTGTTCTGATACAAATTGCACCAAACTGTCTAGATCCATTCCATCAACCAACTGCTCAACATAGTTGGCAAGCAGTTTATCGTACTGATCTTGAGTAAGTTCCATTTTGTTTGTGAAGTTAGGAAGGGAAATCATTTTTTGAGAAAGTTTTTGATGAAACTAAGAATTAGAATCACACCAAACACCTGCCAATAGGTGACAGTCAAACCAATCAGAAAATGGATAATTGCATATAGCACACCTGCGAAGATTGCAGTGGCAATGAGACTACCAATCAGTTCTCCAATCAATCCACTAATCTCAACTAAAATCTCTTTGATTTGTTGCTTTTCAGAAGAAATAGTCATAATCAGTTCTTGAAGTAAAAACCTGCAGTTTTGTTCATTGCAATCAATTTATCTTGAATCTCTTGCAACTCTGGTTCATAACAACCTTCATATAAATCATCACTATCAACTTCTGCAGTTTCCTCCAGATAGAGTGTTCCACCTTCAAGAAGTGGAGTGTAATACATTGCACCTTCTGCATCAATAGAATATGCACAACCGTGACCTTCGGGAATGTATAGAATCATTGTTCAGTGAGTGTTGAGAATGTGACGGTAATCAATAGACTTAATGCACCAACCAGTCCAAGATGTAATCTCTTCGACTAGATCTTCTTCATCATCTGCTTCTACAATCTGACCGATTGTTTCTTCAGTGATTGCGTTCATCTCTTCTGCAGAGATTTCATCTTCAGCACCAGTGAAATCAAACTCAATGTCAGTAACTTGGAATTGCATTACTTGCAATAGTTAGGGTCAATTTGACAGAAACGATCTGCTTGTTGTTCTTGATACTCATTCACAGTAGCGTGAGCAGCAAGACCAACACGAAGACCAAGCGCGAGAGTAGCAATCAAAAAAGCAATTCGCATCAGACTTCATCCCTCATTTGACCAACTTTGTCATAAAGTTGCTCAATATCCACATCCAGATGTTCACTCAATTCTATCCAATCGTGAAACTCAATCAATGCAAGAATTGCATCCAATTCTTCAAAAGTGAGAGTGGTTTTAGTCATCAAACTGCACCTTGCATAAAGTTGTACTCTTGAACCAGACCAATGTTGTCACCAGTGATGACATAATCCATTGCGATTCTCTCATCAATCTCGCGGATTGCATCTTTCTTGGTGATGCACTTCTGAGAGATTGTATCAATACCCTTCCAAGAAAGAATCTTGAGAGTGTGAGTAGAACAATCCTCAATGGGATAGAATCCCACGAGCATTGTGCCGTCTTTTGATTGAAGTGTGGGAAACTCGGTCATGGGTGAAATCCCTTGAACTTCTTAAGAATACACGATTTTGGGTCAGGAAACCAGAGCGTGTGCCAGAAATCGAACTGGCACACCTCTCTTAGTTTATATCAACGAGCGTACAAATATCCTCCCGACCAATCGCAATTCTCAAGCACATATTCACGATCAGTAATCAATCGCAAATCATAGCGAACACCTTTAGCAGGAGACTTCCAACTGGCAGACTTATAAACTTCTCCCGTTTGCTTATCAATGAAGCAATGAACACTGCGGGAACCGCCACCATTAACCAAAATCACTTTGTGATACTTTTTACCAGTTTCTACCTGATAATCAATGTCGCACTCTCCAGACTTGAGTTCATCAATCTTGCGCTGATGATACTCTTGGGTATCAGCATCATTCGCGAACTTTTGATGACCGCGAATAGAATACTCAACATAATTCTGTTTGAGTGCTTCAATCAGCATTTGAGTGTACTTAACAACATTCTCAGCAATTTGTTGCTTTGCTTGTTGTTGAGCAGGAAAATCAACGAAAGCAGTTGTCATTGGGTGAATCCCTTGAACTTCTTAAGAATACATCATTTTGAGCACTGTGCTCATTTACTGTGCCACTTTCATAAGTGTCACCATTTGTTTTGTTGAATGAGGATCTTTTTGATCTCTTGATAAATGAACTGACGAAGTTTAAGTTCGGTAGTGTTATCAAAAGCATAATACAGTCGATTCAGATATTCGTTCTGTGTTGCACCAATGTTACCATCACCACCGATGTCATTGAGTGATGAACCTGCAACAACTTTCGATTTTCCAAAGTTACCTGAGACACGCCCAGTTGTTCTCAGTTTAGGGCGAATCTTTGAGAGGTTAGAGTAAGTCATTCATCCTCTTCATAAGGGAACATTTCATCATACTCTTCATCTGTGAGAGTAAGATACTGAACATTAGCATTTTTGTGCTCTTCAGCATACACTAACTGATAATGTGCAAAAGAACTAGGATCGGAACTAGCAAACTCTACCAGACCATCAATCAAACAAAGGTAATTCATTTGAAACTCACATTTACACCAATTACTTTTGCTTTTGGATTTCGTGCAGTAGCAGTTTCTCTTGCATCTTTAGGAGAGTTAGCATACACCTCTTCCTTAAAGACTTTGCCACCAACATACAGATCAACAATGTACTTCATAGTGTTTGCCAGTGTTGTGCTTCTTTGATGTTAGAATTGAAAAACTTTTGAATGATAGAATCAATCACAGGATACCATTCTTCGTTTGCACTAGGATACCCACATTCTCGTGCTTGATTGAGAAACTTAAGGATGCAAGTTTCCTCATTAGGAGTAAAATTAACGCGATTGAAAGTGTAACCGTCAGTCATCAATCATCTCCAAAGTTGTTGACAAGAAAATCCTCAAGTTCGCAAAGTTCCACCTCATCTAAGGAGTCAATGTAGTTACGCAAAGTATCTTCTAAGACACCATTATTCTTTTTGCAAGTTTCATACAGAAACTCAAAAAGTTGCGTTTTGTTAGTCATAATCAGTTTGCGTAGATTGCCAGACCCTTACGGTCACGGATTGAATCATCAATCACCTCACCAATCTGTTCGTAAATGTAGTCGGAACCACCTACATCAGCGAGCACATCTTGAGTGAAAAGAGAAGAAAAATACTTCTCTTGATTGTCCTCACCATCAAACTCAACAACATCGTGTTGAGTGAATACAAACGCAGCACAGGGAGCGTTCTCACCTTGACTCTCAATCATTTGGTTGATAGAGTCACGAAGTTCAGAAAGAGTGCGATACATAATCAAACAGGGGTAACTTCAACAGAGCGGATAAGATTTGTGCGATCTCGTGCTAGGTAATCGTCTGCAATCTTGCCACAAGATGAACGAGACTTAATGAATGTTTCTTCATAATAAGTCTCTGCACTGTTGGGGACTTTATACTCAATCAAGAGTCGATAGTTGTTCATAATCAGCAAGCAGTGGGAAGAATAGAGAAAGTGCCACACCAACGACAAACCCAATCAAGGGTATCATTGTAGCAGCGAGGATTGCTCACCACCATGCTGCTGTTTCTTTCGGGATTGTATGCAACAGCAACATAAAGGTTCTTACCAACCTCCTGAATCCACATTTGATTCACTTTACCTTCCTTCCAGTTGGTAGTGTAGTGAAATACCATCGGTTGCGTGGTTTGATTCAACAAAGTCAGTATAAGCGCATCAGAGGCGATTCTGGTGCGCCTGGTGGACAGTTAATCAGGTGTCACTGTCGGCGCCGCGAGCAAGTTTATTTGCTCTTTTCTGCTGCGAACGATAATGTGTTGTCATAGCATCAGATCTTGCTTGTGCAGTATCACGATCTGCTACTGTTTTTGTAGTTTTGCGAATCTTATTTGCTCTTTGACGATCTTTAGCACTTTGAGACTGACTTAGGCGCTCTGCTTTATTCAGTGCCTTTTCTTCACCAGTTTTCTTAGGATACTTGAAATTGCCAGCATCACGAGCGAATGGAACTTTTGCTTCACAAATGCTCATAAACTCCTCAAAAGTTCTTGGTTTTGGGATGGGTTTGCCAGTGATTCCTACTTCTGTTTGATCCTTTGACATCTTAACAAACACTTTTTAGGTATTTATTAAGTCCATTGCTTAGGAAGAGCAAAGTTTTGATGAGAAAACTCATCACGATTTACAATCTTGTAACTTCCAAACTCATTGTGCATGACATAACCTTCATGATCACTGATTCCACCATCAATCTCACAAGTTACATCAGTGTCAGATTCAATGTAGAAGAACAAATCCATCTTGATAGATTCAATCAACTTCCACAAACGCATCAAGTTGATGTCAACATCATAATTTTCTGCAATTTCATGCTCATCCACCTCACTACCCTCGCGGATGTAGGAATTGATGACTTTTTTGAGTTCTTTTGCTTGTTTATCATTCACGAAGGTGCAAAGAGTGCTCATTTGTTTAGCAAACTTGCAGAAGTCTTCGATGTCTTCGCGATAAGGACAAATAGATGCTTCTGGTTGCACCCATTTCACATCCAGAGTATCAGCAAACTGTTTGCTGATAGGATATGCAACAGCATTGCGAAGATCATCTTCACAATCATACTCAGTGTGAGGTGCAATAATTACACTTTGCTCAATCACCTCAGGGAACTTGTAAGTGATCGTGTTGGGGCAATAAGTATCACTCCCAGCAAAACCAATAAAATCACCTTGATAGATATGACTTGTGCGAGGTAGACTATCAAAGCAAGTATGAAGAATAGTCGCAACTTTACCTTCATGGTTTTGATCAATTTCTTCATGAGAATGATTGATTTTAATTTTTACTTTGTTGAACACAGATTTGGTGCCAACAAAAAACTTACCGTTAGCAGGATTGCGACCCCACACAATAGCAGGAGCGCCATCAATCTTGACACTGACATGAGAATCAGCAGTGAACCAATCAAGAACTGAAAGATCACCAGTCAAGATGGTATCTTCAGGATGTTCGATGTGCTTGTTTTGCATTGGTGTTTGAGTCACAGGTTGATCATAAAACAAAAACAGGAACCTTGTGGGTTCCTGTGTGACAGTTGTTTAATTGTCCTCTTTCATCTTATCTTGAGCAGATTTGCTGATTTTGCACACCAAATCATTATCGTAAAAGTATTTTACCCTTTCACGGCGAGCAGCAATCAACATGTTGTACTCTTCTTGTTGCTGTTTCGTAAAAATAAAATCTTGACGACGCCAAGCATCTTTCAGTTCTTGAAGATGTGGCAGAACATTTACAGTATCAGTCATAATCAATAATCGTAGTTGGAGTTTAGAAAAGAATTGAAAGACTTTTCCTCATCTTCGACTTCATCAAAGAGTCCATCATAAGATGCTTCTGCAAAGTCGAAACCATCAGATTCTTCAATTTGGAAATCATCAAAGGTGTTCATGAAGTGCTCCTTGACTGAACAAATGTAATTTAACTGATCTTGGTGTGGAAATCAAGTGTCTTGTGACAGTTTGAGAACTGTCTCAAAGTTTCTTATAAAGTATGATTTTCTTGTTTTCTCCAGTAGGTTTAACAAACTTTTGCTTTAATTGTTCTCCACTATCCCATTTCATTGAAGATGATTTGTGGGCAGGAAGTCCTGCGGTTTCACCTATAACTTCCCAATTATCTGCTTTATAAACTGCACCAGTGTTTCCACCTGCAACAAATGTGAGCAAATGCGATAGATCATCACCATATTTTTCTTTCCATACTTCTTGGCAAGAATTGCGAACAAGTTTCAAAATCTGTGTGCCTGCATTGGGTATCTTTCTCTTTAGGCAAAATCTCCAATTATTTGCGAAGTTGTTAAAAACCTTTCGATATTCATCTTTACTGAGATTTACCTTTTTCAACAAATCTTTCGGTGGTGGATATACTGAAGAACCAAGTCCAATCATGCCAATACACTCAGGAAGTAAACCCTCCTGAGTATAATAAATCAACCAATCAATCCGTCTACCTACAGATGCTGCAGATGCGACATAACTGTGATAGTTCTCGATGATATTTTTTACTTCTTGCTTTTGTGCTTTTGTTGTAACTAACTCAATAGAAAACATTAGAAAGTTTTGTAAATATGAAACATCAATCCATGATAACCAGAGGTATATTTTTTACCCGAACCTTTCATTTGAAGATGAAACATTTTATTGCCATTTGAGTCAATAAAATGTAGTGTGGTCTCATTCAATACCCATTGTCCATTATACACCAGTTGCTCAAGATCTTCAACAGAGTACACTTGAGTATTAGTAGTAGGTTTATCAAACCAAATCAAATAATCAACTGGAGTGTCGCTCATGCCGCGGCGGACAATCACATCGAAGATTTCAAGTTTGTGTTGATTGAACCATTCAATCGCCCAATCATTGTATCCATCATCAATTTGACTTTTAGTGAGTCGATGTTGACGACTTTGACCTTTGCTTACATCTTTTCCAGGAATACCAAAGAAAGAATCAAACCACAGACGGAGATCTCCAGCAATGTTAAAAAACTCACACCACCTTTCAGTAGAAGTTAGGTGACATTGAGTGTGATTCTTACTGACAGATTTGAGACTGTAAGAAACACCAGTTTCGTTGTTAATGATGTCTTGCTTTGTCTTGGGTTTTCCATCAACAACATGACCAGCAGTTTTAGTATTCAACCAATCACAAATGCGCTGTTCATTAAGATGACCGATGCGCTTTGCTTCGGTTCCTGCAATGATTTGGGCAGTAGTCATGAATTAGATGTCAAAAGTGAATAATTTAGCGACTCATAATTGCTTTGAGTCTTGCCTTCTTTGCTGCTTTTTCTCTACGCTTGAGTTCTCTCTTTACAGCACCACCGCCACTACGATTAACAATGAGTTTTTCTATTTCTTTTTTCTTTGGTTTACCTGCTGGACCTGAATGTGACTGGAGAGTGTAACTTTTTACTCCATCAACTTCTTTATAAGTTCCAGGAACTGCGTGTGGTGGAGTATTTGGTTTTTTACCTTCACAGATTTCGTAGAACTCTTTGAATGTCAACATTTGTCTATTGTTTTTTGATTATTTATTTTTACTCAAACTCAAGAGTCCTATTTGCTTTTTGAAGTGGGTTCGGAGTTTGATATTCAAATTGCGAGGGAGTTTCAACAAATACTTCGATTTTAGTTTCATCGTTCCAATGTCGAATCACACCAGCACAAATAAAAGCATTAGTAATCAAATAAGTTGCAAATATAAAAGTGCGAATAATTGCAACCTTATCAGATTCTTTATCGCATTTGCTTGCCTTTTCACCCAATGCTTTCGCCCACCAGCGCCATGCAGTCTTGTTCTTCTTCATGTTTTGATTGTCTTGATTTAACATACTTTAACTGTTTCCAATCTTCTTTGTAACAAACCACAAGCAATCTTTCGTTTGCATGAATAGGGCAAGCATGATAGTTTACTTTATCTTTAGGACGAACAATGTACTCGATAGTAATGTATTCGTCATCCTTAAAATAAACCCAACCTTCAACACCCTTTGTCCATTCTACATAATCATTGACTTGTGGTTTGTATTTCATACAAAGAACGCATCTAGTGGAGATTGTTTAATGGGCATTGCGGTGTAGTTTCGCGTGTCCGTGATATTTACACGAGCACCGATGGTTTTACTATTGATGGGGGCGAAGTATTCTCTGGTCTTGGACTTGTAGAATCCCCAGATGGTTTTTGTTGCAGCACCATTATTGTAATCAAACTTGCGATGGCAATGCAACCATATAGCAATAACTCCGCGCTTAAACTCTTCGAACTCATAAGAATACCCCTTTGGTGCTTTGTGTGGAAACTCAGCAATCATAGAACTTGTCTCGCGACATGTACTCAATTTGTTTTTGCAGTTGTAAGATTTCGTGTTCTTGTTCTGCAATTTTACTTTGCAGTTGTTCAATGCGATCTTGATACTGTTTCTTCAAATCAAACACCATTTTATTGGTGTGAGCAACATGGTGAGTCATCAGGTCGTAAAAGATTCAACTACTACAGATTCTACATCTTCTGCAAGAGCATAAGTCCTTGAGTTTAACACATTTTCGCGAAGAGTAGTGTAATGTTGCTCATAGAAGTTTCCTTCATCCTCCGCAGCAATTAAATCAAAACATTCATTGTCATCTTTGGCAATTACATTCCAAAGTCCACCGTATTCACTAGATGGAAAAGGAATGTAGTGGTCAACGATGTAAAGAAACTTTTGTGTCATTTGTCTTTGTAAATTACCTCTTTAGTTTAATGTCATTGAATAGAATTGTCAACATCATCATCGGAAGCAATCAAAAATGCAAACCCAATGGTAAGTAGAGAACCTAGTCCCATTCCAAGTAGAAAAGTCATCAGTAAAACTCTGCAAGATAATAGTCAACTGTCACTTCAAGTTTTGCTGCTTCACGCTCAATTTCTTTCCAAAACTCTTCTGCTACTTTGTCCATTTCTGCTTGTTTAATGAGGTCGCGGAGTCGTTTTGGGATCATTTTAGGTGTTGAGTTGCTTGTTGACGATAATATGATTTATACATTGCATCATCACGCTGGATTAGGAAAACATTCCAACCAAGAATAACTGCAAAACCAATCAATCCAACAACAATGTACTTTTTGTTCATTTGTTCATTTGAAGAGTAGGAACGGGCATACCACCTTCAGTGGGAACATAGATGGTCACATTACCTTTGTTAGATCCTTCTTCAAGACCAGTAATGTAAAGATACTGAAGATACTCACGGTTATCTTTCAGCGAATCACCAATGATTTGGTTTGCCTTGGCAACACCAGTGGCACGGATAATTTCAGCATCAGCAAGTTGTTGTGCTGAATCTTTCTTTGCTTGTGCTTCCAAAACAGCAACCTGTCGGGTATATTCTGCTTTTTGCAGTTCTGCTTTACCAGCAAGAGATTGTTGCCACACATTGTATTGAGGTCCACCAATGAAGATAAGACCACCAATCACTACCACACCTACAGTAATAGCAGCAACTGCAGGGTCAATAAATCCGTTTTGTTGTTTCATAATAATTTACCTAAGAATTAAACAGCAAGGGCAGCAGAGGGGATTTCAACAACTTCAGGCATTTTAGTTCCCCACTGGTGACGATCATAGCATACCCACTCACCTTTCAGAGTGTAGATGTAAGCATACTCTTCACCCTCAGCAAGATACTCATATTTGTTAGCATCAAGGCGAGGGGGGCAATCTTCACCACGCTCAGAGTAATACTGAGGACCATATTCAGATTTCTTTTCTACACCTTCAGAAGTGCGGAAGTGATCATCAGTCCAACAGCAAGACATATCACCACCATCAATCAGTTCGGCAACTTTCTGACGGGTGTTGTAATGGGTACGGAGAATACGACCCAACCATTCAGGATAACCATCCCAATGGTGGTAAGCAGAAAGAATAGATCCGTCAGAGAGTTCAAGACCAATTCGTGCTCGGGTTGCCATTTGAGAGTTGTCTCCGTTGATTACTTTGTAAGTATAGGGTCTCCTGCGACCCCTGCGAGCATGTGTGGGACAGTTCCCCAACTGTCCTCAGTACAATAAACTCTCTAGTGCATTTGGATTAGATTCCACCTTCACTTCTGGATGTTTGATGATAATAAGTTCCGTTTTCTTTCCTCTGCAACTTACATCACCTGCCATCTGATAATCAAACTCCAAATAGCGAAACTCTGTCCAATCTTTATAAAGTTCTTTAAGGTAATCTGTGTTGTCATAAGACATCACGAACCCACCTTTATGTTGCTTCAAGACATCAGAAAGTTTATCGTGATTGAATCCTTCGTGAGTGCTTCCATCAATACCATAATAGTATGATGTAGTTTTATAATAAGGAGGATCCAAATACATAAAATCATTCTGATGCTTTGGTATTGTATCAAAACAATTTCCAAAAGAAAATGAGAAGTTTGGATTATAGAACCCAATGAGTTTATGAATACCAGAAAGATTTAGATTCTTTCTGGATGATTCTGATGTGTGACCAAGATCTCCACTAAAGGCACCTTTGATGCAAATGTAAAATGACCATGCTCGGGTGAACTTATCATCACTCTCTAAAAGAGGAAGAAAAGACTTATAGTGTTCTCTATCTTTTAGAGGATAATGCTTTGCTGCTTCTTCTCCAATTCTCTTTCCACCTTCTGTGGTTAGAATCTCCCAAAAATCAGCAAGAGGTTGAAATAAATCATATGCTTGAACTTTTACACCTCTTGCTGCAAGGGCAAGTTCAATACAACCTCCACCCATGAAAGGTGACATCATATATGTAAGATTAGGATGAATCTCATCAATAATCTTAATGATCTCATCTTTCATAGTGTTTTTACCACCAGCGTAGCGGTATAAACTTGTGGAGGTATATCTCATATTGGTAACTTTGCTACAGATTTTCCTTTCTTATGATCAGCAATATACTTTCGTGCAGATGATTCTGTTCTGCAGATTTTTTCTAATTGCTGACCGTTATGGATAATTATATATCCTTTTTTACCAAATGGCACTGCCGCATACTCACCTTTACCTACAATAAATCCCTCCATCAGTTAATTTCAACAAGAGATTGAGGATCTTCCACACCAATCAGTTGGGGAAGAGCACCTGCAATCGAATATGCAGAAGATTGATTACTCATACGCTTAACAACATATTGAACAACAAGATCATCAAGTTTTTTGAGATAATCAACTGCGAACTGTCGTTGTTTGGTAACTTCTTCTGCAGTTTCACAACCTTTAGTATAAGTCACAACATCAGTCATCTCAATGTCCCTTTGGACAAAGTTTTCCATAATTTGGATGAAACCACGCTTCACATACATTACATCTTTACAACAAATCACAACAGGATTTGTAGAAGAATCAGTATCTACAATTTCAGCAACTTTAGACTGTGCGTTTTGTGGGTAAGGGAATGGGAGAATGTTGACAGCGATTGTGGTTTGTTGATAGATTCGATTTACGGCATCTTCAACTTGCTTTGCTGTAAAAGAGTGATCAATACTTTCAATCCAATTTTTGATTTCTTTCTTTGAAAGATTACTACCGTGACGCTTGCAGTAGCACACGCCACGATTCACAAAATCATTGATAGTATGTCGCTTTGCAACTGTGTGATTGTTAGAACCAAGAGACACCATATCATAGGCATCTTCAATACGATCTTCCCAATCTTTTTTGAGTCGATATACAAGAAAGGGATAATCTTGAATACCAAGTTTATATGCAGCGTTGCTACGATTGTATCCATCCCAAAGTTGCTTTTTACCATTGGGAAGAATCATCACAACAGGAGGAAGTTCGGTTACGCGATAACCTTTTTGAAACTCTGCAATGAGACCGTTGATATTATCAGTATCAACACCACCTGCTCGTGCTTTATTTTTTTGTTGTTGAATTTGAAGTTGATTCCACTTAAGAATTTGAATATCATCAAATTCAGCACATTCAAATTCAGGAATGTCAAGAGAGTCAAAAGTAGGATTGCTCAGAAGAGCATCCCAAGAAGTCACATTAGACTGGAAAAAAGGAACAATTTGAGTCATAATTAAAAAGTTAGCAATTTGCTTTGAGTGTCGGTGCTATGAACAGAAGTTCTGACCAACGAGACCAGATTAACAACTTTGGGTGGGGATGTCAAGCCCCATTTTGGGATCTTAAAAACTCTTTACATACTCGTAATCAAACTCTTCTGCTTCTGCAAAGTAGTCTTTTTCATACTGATCCTGGTATCCGTGAAGGAAAAAATGATCCTGATTTGGATTACAACTTCCAGTAAGAACAGCACCAGTAAACTTAGTGTTGTAGATCATATTTGAAGGAACACAGCACGCTTTCCCAAGTTTTACATCAGTAAAGATAAAGAAATCGGCAAGTTTTTCGTTGACAGAACTGCTGGCGCGACTATTCTTCAGGATTACACCACGCACTGCCATTTTTGACACATTCTTGAATTGAATGACTTTTGATTCATAAGTGCATCCATCAGTGCCAATCAAATCTACTCCAGGTAGATTAACTCTCTTGAGTTGTCCTTTGCTATAAACATCATATGCAATCTCCACAAGTTCCCCTGCTTTGGGAAAGCGAAGATTATTTGTGGTATAGTCTCTCAAACTCCACAAGAGTTTAGAAAGGCGATCTAGTTCAAATGTGTTGAAATCAATCATAATCAGCGTTTGATTGTGGAAATAGCAGGTTCACCTTGTTGAAACACAGTGTCAACAACATTCTGAATTTTTTTAGCGGTGGAGATTCCCACAGAGTTGAAGGTCGGGATAATCACCAGACCATACGACTTATGGTAGTCCTCCAACCGTCCAGGTGTCAAGTCTCCAGAGCGAAGTCGTGCAGCATCCTTATGATGTAGTCGCACAACCCGTCCAATAGTCTGACAGATACCAATAGCATCCATAGATCGCATAAAGATCACTGCTTCAAGTCCAGATACATTGATACCTTCGGACAGAATAGAATAATGAAGCAAAACAAACTTCTTAGAATCATCCAAACTCCACTTATGAAGAATCTCAAAGAACTCCTCACGATTTACCTTCTTACCATCAATGATTGCACCAGTCTTAGATGTAATGACCATCCAAGAATATCCACGATCTTCTAGTTCCTGACAGAACCCAGTTTGTGAGATTAGATTGGTGATTTGCTTGGTTGCTTTGGCACACACAAGCACCTTAGAAACTGCTGCTTCGTCAATACTTTCCAGAAGATGATTGCAGTCACGCTCAAATACATTATTGCTGTCCAAAGATACTTGCTTAGCAACAATCTTAGGAGGAATAATATATCCTTCTCTCACCATACGGGGAGCAGGAACATTTGCAATGATGTTACCATAAACCTGAGTATTGTTCATCCCAGGTTTCTTGGGAGTGGAAGAATACTTTGGAGTTGCAGTATAGAAATAACAACGATCCGCTTTCCTGCTGAAGTATTCAGTAGCAACATAGAAGTTCTTTTGCACGCTGTTATGTGCTTCATCAAAGTGAATTGTGTTCACTTTAATTCCTGCCTCCATAATTTTATGAAGGGAATGATATGTGGTGAAGATCAGTTGATGTTTGTTGTATGATTTGTTGATATGATATTGTGCTTTGATCGCTCCAGGTTTAGTTGTACTGAAGTGATGAGTCTCTCCAGAGTGAACGTGAAAAACTTCAGCATCAGTAATGTGCTCAAGATACTCAGAAGAGAGTTGATTCGCAAGCAAAATGCGAGGAGCAACAACTACAACAGTCTGTGGAGTTTCTTTCAGAAACTCACGAATCGTATCACCAATACCTACAAGAGTCTTACCTGCTCCTGTCGTTGCACAGATAATACCTTTAAGATGAATCTCAGTCGCATCAAGACATTCATTCTGATGATCGCGAAAGGAAATCATAAATTAAGAATCAATGAAGTAATTATACCAGGAATCTGGTGCTGTGGCAAGTCAGTGTGACAGTTGTTTAAGTGTCCTCAATATAATCCCACTCAATAATTCCCGGATTATCTTCTGGGATTTTATCTACTGCTTGATTAAAATTATTCGCTTCACAATTAAATTCAAAAATTTCTCCATCTTCATCTAAATCAGATTTTGTGTAGAATATTTTGAATTTCATTTTACTATTTGACTATCTTTATACCATATCATAGCATAGGTTTTTTGTCAAGTGTCAATTACCAACCTTAACATATATCGGAGTTTTAAGATTTTCTGCATAAATGTCATCGATTTTAAATCTTCTTCCACTAAAAATAATAAACCCTCTTCCAGTTGCTAAAGAATATAAAGACAAGATCAATTTCTTTTTAAGTATCTTTTTAATCTGCAAATTGTGCTTCGCAAAAATATATCCAAATTCAGCATTACTTAGCAAAGCATATGATTTTTGTATTTTTCCAACTGCTTTTTTCATAATTTTATCAGTTTCATTTTTATCTTTTGCTTTAGTTGCTTCTGATATTAAACTATTCATTTCATTTAAAGTAGTATTTTTTAAACTTACAAATTTCCCCATATTACTACTTTTTGACAAATATTGGGTATATTCTTCATAAAATTGTTCTATAACTTTTAGATAATTCGTTTCTACGGATTCATACTTTGTTTGATAATATCTTTGGGCAGGAGTTGTTTTTGTTTTTGCTTTAGCAATCAAAGCACCAGTTAAAACTTTTGTTTTTCCATTTTCAGTTGAAACCACTGCACCAATTTTTCCTTGAGTCGTTTCAAGAATTTTTGAAATTAATTTCTCATAATTTCCAGATGCAAAAATTGTTTTATTTACACTAGAAAGTCTTAAGTTACTTGGTATTTTTTGAATTTGATAAAGTTGACTTGATCC